ACCGCCGAAGCGGCGCCCCGATCTACCTGTGCGCTGGTGGCGCCCCCACCCCGCAGGAGATCATCGAAGCCCGCCTCGGCGAGATTCGCGCACAGATCACCGCCGCCGCGGAATCCCGCGGCGCCCTCCTCGAAGCTGCTGCCGGTGAGCAGCGCGGCCTCACCGACGAGGAGAAGGTCTCCCACGCCGACTACACCGCCAGGCTGGCCACCCTCGGTGAGCAGACCGCGCCCCTGGAGGAGCGACTCACCGAGATCGCCGACCTGGAACGCCGCACGAAGCTCGACAACGCCGCCCACGCCAACTCGGGCATTCCCGAGGGTGGGGCGCACGTCACCGAGCCGGACATCTACCGCCGCGGCGACATCAACGGGCCGTCGTTCTTCCGCGACATCTCGGAGGTCAGGTTCAAGGAGAACGCCTTCGAGGCCAAGGATCGGCTGCAGCGGCACTCGTTGGCCATGGCCGCCGAGCAGCGCGCCCTGGGCAACACCGGCAACACCGGCGGTTCTGGTGGAGAATTCGCGCCGCCGAAGTGGATGGTCGAGGACTACATCAAGCTGGCCCGCCCGGGTCGGGTTGTCGCGGACCTGTTCAAGCACCAGGACGTGCCCATGGGCGTGTCGAGTGTGGACTACCCGAAGATCGCGACCGGGACCACGGTGGCCCCACAGACCACGCAGAACTCGGCGCTGTCTCAGGCCGACCTCACCACCACGTTCGTCTCGACCGGGTTCACCACGGTCGGCGGCAAGGAAGTCGTGAGCCAGCAGCTTTTGGACCAGTCGGCGATCAACTTCGACGACGTGATCACCGGCGACCTGATCGCGGCCTACGCGCAGCAGGTCGGTGCGCAGGTGCTCAATGGTGCAGGTGTGGGCGCCAGCAACAACGGGGTCGTCAACGGCCTGAACAACGCCACAGTGGCGAACACCCTCGCGGTGACCGCTCAGACGGCGCTGAACTTCTACTCGAAGAGCCTCGGCTTGCTGGCCGGGTTCGCGACGACGCGCTTCCTGCCCGCCACCTGCTGGCTGATGCACCCCCGGCGCTGGTACTGGCTTATGAACCAGTTCGACGCGCAGAACCGCCCTTTGGTAGTTCCGAACGCGGTGGCCTACAACCCTATCGCTCAGACCGACGACCCGTCCGTGGTCGCCGGACACGCAGGAACTTTCCTGGGACTGCCGGTGCACATCGACCCGAACATGGGCGTGACCTTCGGTGCAGGCAACAACGAGGACCGGGTCTACCTGCTCAAGCAGGACGACCTGTTGCTGTTCGAGTCCAGCTTCCGCATCGAAATGTTCCGGGAGCCCTACGCGGACTCAATGGGCGTTTTGTACCGTTTGTACAGCTACCTCGGCACCATCTTGAACCGCCAGGCAGCCTCGATCGGGACGCTGACCGGGTTGACCCCGCCCGCGTTCTGATCGGTCTGATCGTCTGAGTCCTGGGGCATGACTTCCTAAACTGCCCCACCCCTACTGCACGAGAAGGAGCTTTTCTCATGGCTGTATATGACTCACCGGCACTACCGGCGCAGGCCGCGGCAGGCGCCGACGCGAACGTGGTCGTCGCCACGGTCGAGCCCGCTGACGGGCAGGGCCAGGGCGTGGGCAATATCGTCGTGACCCCACCGGCCGGGTTCGTCACGGTGACGGGCGTCGCGACGAACAACGCGAGCATCAACCTCCGCCAACTCCGCGGCGGCGCGGTGGTGGCCACGTTCGCCGGTCTCACCCTGAACCCGGGAACCAACCTGGTCGCGGAGACTCCGCTGTCCGTCCCGGTCACCGCACCACCGAACCTGCAGACCAACGACGTCATCGATGCCGTTCTGCACCAGAACGGCACCGGCCTCGCTGTCGGCGCGGGCGTCATCGTCAGCATCGGCATCAACTAGCTCGAAGGAGTACAGGATCATGGCTGAAGATCACTTCAAGGGCGGCGAGCACGAAGGCCGTCTGGCCCGCGACGCTGCGGATGCCCGCAAGCTGCACCACCTGGCCTCGGCTGACCCCGAGCCGGAACGCGGCGACGGCACCCTGACCGGACCGGCGCACGAGGAGAAGTACGCCCTCGATCGCGCCGAAGCGTCCGCGCAGGCGTGGCGGGACCGGGGTGTGCACCCCACCGAGAACCGGGCGCTGGTGGACGACGAGGACGGCGCGGAGAACCTCCGTGGCGCCGAGGTGCCCACCAACGTGTTGGAAACGACCGCAGCGGCGAAGCCAGCCGAGACGGCAGACGCACCTCGCCCGGCCTCTGCGGCGACCGCACCGAGCGCGTCCTGATCGCCAGCACAGGGGGGTGGTTGAGAGGGCACCCCCCTGTGCTGCGCCCCACTGAGCAGAGGGAGTCCTGATGCCCGATCTGGTTGACCTCGCGGCGGTCAAGGACGCCCTGAACCTCGACCAAGGCGACACCACGCATGACCCCGAGATACAGCGGTACATCGCAGCTGCGACACCGCAGATCGAGTACATCACCGGGCCGGTGCTGCCGCGGCCGGTGACCGAGACGCATCGCTGCTGGGGTTCCTCGCGGATCGTGCTGCGCCAACCCCCGGTGCTGTCGGTGAACTCTGTCGTCGAGTACCTGGGGCTGTCCGCCTACGCGCTGACCGCGCAGGCGCCCGGCGCCACATCCAACAACTACGGCTACGTCATGGACTTCCCCGAGACGGGCGTCCTGCGGAGGGTGTCGTCGGTGGGCACCGAGATGTCGTTCCTGGGCAACGCTGTCGTGGTGGGCTACACCGCCGGGTTGGTGTCGATCCCCCCTGATGTCTACCTGGCGGCGCTGGAGGACATTCGCGGTCTGTACCAGCAATCACAGCAGGGCGGCGGCGGCCGGCGCTTCGGCGGCGGCGGGGAGGACTCCTTCTCGGCCGGGCCCATTCTCTTGTTCCCGCGGGTGCAGGCGATCCTGGAGCGGGCTGTGCGCACACAGTCCATCGGATGACCGCCCCCCTCGGCACGACCACCGTGCCCGCGGCGAAGGCCTACCTGTTCACCTTGCTCAGCGCGCAACTACAGGGCGATGGCCGAACGAGCCTGAAGGTGTTCTACGACGACCCGGGCACCGACATCCTCGACGACATCGTGGTGGTCGGGAAGATGGCCAACCGGGTTTCGAAGCCGTACACGATGCGCGGGTCGATGACCGGTCGCGGGTCGATGTGGGAGACCTACGACCTGGAGGTCGTGGTGTCCTGCTACCGCGGAGGAGACCATCCGCAGCAGGTCTACGAGCGCGCATGGTTGCTGGCCACGCAGATCGAGTCAGCGGTCCGCGCCGACCCTTCACTGGGCGGTCTGGTGACGTTGGCCTTCCCGGCGCATGCCAGCGACGACCCGAAAGAAGAGAGCGAACAAATGGGCCGGTTGGTGGACATCACCCTCGGCATCACCATCGAGTCCGACTTCTAGGAGACGCAGTGAAACTCACCTACATCGGCGAGCCCGACATGGTGTACCCGACCCTTGGCCTGGAGCCAGTGCAGGGCCAGGAGTACGAGCTCGACGAGGCACCCCTGGACGGCCGTTGGGCCACGGTGGGCACCGACCCGAAGCCCATTACCCCGCCCGCCGACAAGCCAGACCCGGCCGAGCCCGCGCAGACGGCTGGGAACACCCCGCCGCCCGCACAGGAGCCCCCCGCTGCGGCTGAGGCGCCCGCTGAGCCTGCCGCCCAGCCCGCGGCGCCCTCTACTGCACCGGCTGCTGCCGATCAGCCAGTGACCACCACCGACGCAGCAACCACGGGAGCCTGACATGCCTCTAGCCACATACCGCACCCTTGTGGGCATCGCGAAGGAGCTGACCCAAGGTGTGCCGGTCGCACCGGTGGACTTCATCCCCGTCACCGCCGACCCGAAGCCGAACATCATGCAGACCTACCTGGCCGACAAGGGGTGGCGTGGTTCCGCCACGGCCCTGTTCGGCGAGGTGCTCGGGCAACGCAAGGCTGAGATCAGCGTCGACGGCAACGTGGACCCGGCCCTCATCGGCTACCAGCTGCAGTCGGTGCTCGGCGACGTGGTGACCACTGGTGCTGCGGCACCGTTCACGCACGCCATGTCGCTGCTGAACACCGGCCAGCAGCAGCCGGGTGGGTACACCATCACCGACTACGACGGCGGGCAGGCCAACCAGTACGCGGCAGCGCGGTTCTCCGACCTGTCGATCAAGTTCACCGCGGACGGGTTGCTGTCCTACACCAGCAAGGCCACCTGCTGGGCACCGGCCGTGTACGCCACCGCTCTGGCACCGAGCTTCTCCGCTGCGCAGCCCATCGCGTCGTGGGTGGGTGTCGCCCAGATCGCCGGGGCCGGGAACACTGCCATCATCGACGGCACCATCGACCTGAAGCGCACCGTCGAGGCCATCCAGACCGTGGACGGCAACCCGGATCCCTACAAGATGTGGTCGGGGTTGCTGACCGTGTCCGGGAAGCTGAACCTGATCTATGAGGACCAGTCGGTGATGACCGACTACCTCACCAACGTGCAACCGGCCCTGGACCTCGTTTGGACACAGGGCACCTCCTCGTTGCGCTTGCACATGTCCAAGGCCGCGTTCACCAAGGGTGACGTGATCCGCGGCAAGGACTACGGCACCGTCTCGGTGACGTTCGAGGCACTGGCCAACGTCACCGACGTCGGCGCGTCCGCTGGGTTCTCCCCCATCAAGGCCACCCTGATCAACGCCAAGGCAGCCGGGACGTACGTCTGATGCGCGTCGAGTTCGACGGCGGGTGGGCGA